TTTTTTATAATTTACATTAGTATTGTTGCTATTGCCATTGTTGCTATTATTGTTGCTATTGCTATTATTGTTGCTATTGCCATTGTTGCTATTGCCATTGTTGCTATTGCTATTATTGTTGCTATTGCCATTGTTGCTATTGCCATTGTTGCTATTGCTATTATTGTTGTTATTATATTCATCATCTAATGTAGCAGCAGTAATTACTAAAGAACTCATACTAATAAAAAGAGAGAATAAATATTTATAAATCTACACTTTATTAATTAATTTTTATTTTTATATTTTTATATATATATGAAAAAAAAATATAATTTTTTTAATACATTTTCAAGTAAGTTTTTAAAACCGATTAATAACAGCAAATTGCTTGCTGGATTAGGACTTATTATTTTAAATTATTTTTCTAAATATGTAGTATTAAATTTTAGTAAATCACAAGAAGCCTTTATCAAAAATACAATTACTAGAGAGATTATAATCTTTTTAACAGTATTCACAGGAACAAGAGATTTATTACTTTCTTTATTTTTAACAGCAACTTTTATAATATTATCTGGAACTATTTTTAATGAAAATAGTCAATATTGTGTAATACCAGAAAAATATAAATATTTATATAATGAAGTTGATACAAATAAAGACGGAAAAGTCACAGATGAAGAAATTAAAAATGCACAAAATATTTTGTTTAAAGCACAAAACAATATTTAATAATATTGGAATATTATAATATATAATAATAAAAATGGCTCAACCTATAAAAGAAGAATATGGAAGTATGGAATTTTTAATTACTGATACTACACATATAACAAATCTTAAAAAAAAAATGAAAACTTTGATATTTACAACTGATCCAAATGATAGATTATATTCATTTGAGGAACAAAAACAAAAACAGCCTAAATATTATTTACCATTTTATATAAATATATTTAATATTGGCAAAACTAAATCTGTAAATGATATAATAAAAGTAGAATTAAAAGATTTATTTATTAAAGAGTTTATAGAGTTCATTACAATCACATTAAAACAAGAATTATCACCAAAAGCCTGTATTAATTTTATTAAGGATAAATCGTTAGTAACAAGATTTATAAGTGAATATAAAACAAAGCGTCCTCGTGAGTATGAACAGAATACTAGAGATGAAGACAACGAAAACAGATATAAAACATTTCTTGAAAATGTATATATATATCTTATTAAAATTATATTCACTCCTGCTGGCAGTTTTATATATCAAAAACCGTCAGTCACAGATATCGCGGCGGATAAGGTCGCAGACGATAAGAGAAAGCAAGAGAAGGATGAAAAAAAAAAAGCTGCTGTTGCTACTGCTAAAGCTATCAATCAAAATCCTAATGCTACCCCTGCCCAGAAGGCCGCTGCTGATGCCGAGGTTGTTGCTGCTGATGCTGATGAAGAGGCTGATGAAGCGGATTCTGCTAAGCCAATTGAGATATTTTCAGCAAATGATAATAGATATATAAATACTTTGATAAGAGATTTTTTAAAAGATGAAGCAACAAAATATTTTAGTATAGATACAGCTCAACATATTAAATTAGCAATAAAAGAAACAAAAAAAGAAAGAAGTTTAACTAAAACTATTTTAGATAGTACATTTGAAAAAGAAAAAACAAGACTTTTACAACAAAAACCATATGGTTATGTTAGCGAATTAGATTATAATATAATATTAAAAGATCAAGTTTTAATAGCATTAAATAATGAAACAAAAGCGTTCTATAGAAAAAGTGAATATAAAGTAAATACAGATTTAAACAACCTAGTACAAGCATTAGTAGAAACAGTAAAAAAGGAAATTGAAAAGCTAAATCTTCTTAAAAAAGAAAGTACAATTATTAAAAATGAGATTGATATACGCAAAGATATTATAAATCTGATTAAAACTTTTTATATTGAGAAAAAAAAAAATGAACTACAAAGAGAAAAAAAAATAAATATTTTAATAAAATTAACCAATGATATAATTTCTGATGTAAGTATTACAAATAAACAATTTGTTGGCACTTCTACTGCTACACTGAGTGATGTTCTACTCTTTCAAAAAAAAATCAGAGAAGAAATTTCTAAATATGTAAAAAACTGTCAAACTCCTAAAGATATAGAAGATAACCTTAAAAAAGAATGCGATAATATATGTAATCAAGATAAGCCAGATTTAAAAAATAAACTATGGTGTAATATATGTGAAAATTATATTCAATGTGTATATGATCAAAAATATATAACGATTGCTAGTAAGGCTGCTAAAGCAGAGGAAGCTGCAGCGGAAGCTAAAGCGAAGGCAGAGGAAGCCAATACAGCTGCTGCTCAGGCGAATCCTAATTCTGCTGCGGGTAAAGCGGCGGCGGCTGCCATTAAAGCTGCAGAAGAAACTGCAAAAAATGCTGAGGAAGAAAAAAAAACTAAAAAGACATTTATAGAAGACGTTCAAAAGAAAACTGCAGAACAGGAAGAAAATAAAAAAAAATTATTTTATATTAATTTTAAGAAAGCTGCTGCTCCTGCTGCTGCTCCTGCTCCGGCGGATCCGGCCGCTGCTGCTGCTCCTGCTGCTGCTGCTCCTGCTCCTGCGCCTCCTGCTCGTGGCGGTGGTAGCGGGTTTCAATATAAAACAAAAACTATTTCAAAAAAACACTTACTTAAACCAAAGCGTAAAGAATCTTTTAAAATATTGAAATAATATTTAAATAGAAAGATTGGTGATATTTGTCATAAACTCTAATACTAAATCTTCTGGGATTTCATTAAAATCTACTAATTTTTTATTTCGTTTATAAATCTCTTCACACCCTTGTAACCGTAGTTGTTCTTCAAATAATGTTTTATCATTATAATATTTGACAATCGTTGAATGATTACATTTTTTAAAAACAGGACTAATATTATCGCTTTTATCTCCACTAATTATTTTATTAAATAAATCAAAATCAGGACTTCCAGAACAATGTTTGCTTGTAGTAATATCTTTATATTGAAGAGTCATTATTTTAACTTTTTCTGAAACTAATTGTAAATAATCCATATCACTTGCAATTATATAAATCATAATGTTATTATATTTATTTAACAAATGTTTGCAAATTAAAGCATTAATATCATCAGCTTCTAAATGGTTATGGTAAAATGTTGGAATGTTCATTTCTTTAATTATATTAATTCCAAGCTTAAAGAATGGCCCGCCTAGAAATTCGCTATTATATACACGAGTTTCTTTGTAATTATCATAAATATTATTTCTCCAAATATCATTTCGAGGACAATCTAAAGAAGCAATTATTTTAATATTATTATTATTATTTTTATTTTTATTATTTTTTATTTTTAGTTTTGTAGGCATTTCTTTAATTTTATTAATGCACGTTTTTGTAAATTTACTAACAAACTCTTCATTCTGAATTGGATTTCCTAGCGGAACTTCCGGCATTGCTAACTTCCACCAATTCACTAAAGCATAATACCGATAAAATATAAAATAACTAGTATCTAATAAAATATAAGTTGTTTCTTCACTCATCTAAGTAGTATTATTATACTAATTATAATAATTATTATAATAATTCAATTTTTAACTTTATATTGCTTAATATTGCTTAATATTGCTTAATATTGCTTAATTATAAATCTAAACTAATTGTGTTTTTTTGACTATTAGATTGTTTGCGGTTCGATTTTGGTTGCTTTTGACTGTTTAATTCTTTTAACTCAGAAATGCTGACAGTGCTTGGATCTCTTTCTTCTCTTTCTCTATAATCGGGAATAGCAACTGATTTGCTTTTTAATCCAGATAATAAATCATTAATATCGCGTGGTCCTTTCATTTCTTGTCTTCTAGGGGGTGCAGGAGTTTTAATATTATCAGATGAATCAAGCGAAGCAAATCTCTCTTCTATACTAATTCCATTTTGTTTTTTGGAAGACATTAAATCTGGTCTATTTTTTGGAATAGCATATCGGTCACTTTTTATAGTTTGTGTTTCAAGCGGGGGCGGAGGGGTTCCAATATTTGGATTTGGAATATTATTATTTCCAGGAATAAAATTATTCATAAAGTTTCCAAATCCCGGATTAGATTCGCCCATTGAGTTAACAGCTGCCTGTGAAAATTGTTTCATAAGTTCTGGATTTTGTTTCATTATATCATCAATACCAGGCAATGCGGACTTAAACATTGTATTTGTCATATGTACCATTATAGCGGAACCTCCTAATTGAAATAATAATTTTAATTCAGGAGCCATTTTGGCTTTTGATTTATATTTTTCGTGTAATTCAGAAAAAATTTCATCATAATCACTAATATTTTCATTTACTTGTTCACCCCAACCATCCATTTTAAGATCAAATGGGTCAAACTTATTATTTAAAAACTCAAGCCCAGTAACACAAGCCATTAACATTTTTCCTTGAAACTTAATACTGTTGCTTTTTTCTTTTTCAGAAATAATCATTTCATATTCACCTTGAAGTTCTTGTAGAGGGGAGTCCATTGTATATTTTTTTGTTAAAGTAGCTCCTTTTCTCTCTAAATCTTCTAACCTTCTTAAAAATTTAAATTTTTCTCTAACCAACTCTTCTTTCGTTAATTGTGGTTCATCTGCGTCATTTGGTATTGGATGTACTTTTCCATATCCATCCCACGTTTTTGTATTATTAATATTGCCAAATGTTTGTTTTCCTAAATTACTTTCCTCCGATACAGTTGGATCTTCCTTCTCTATTGTTTTATTAGTATCTTTAAAATTAACATTTATTGCTTTATTAAAAATATTATCTCTAGTATTTTCTACACTTTTTTCATTAATATTACTAGACAATTCATTTAATTCATTTTCAAGTTCGCTTAAGTCGCCTAATGTTTTATTAGAGCCTCCACGTTTTTTATCATTCATCAATAACTCTATCCCACCTCCAAAATTAATAGATGATTTAGCATTGATACCCGAATCATTTGTTAAAGATATTTCATTTTTATTATTTCCATCTAATTCAATAACTACCGGTTCTAAAGAAATCATTATAATTAAATTAGAACATATAATTTTAAGTATTACGAAATTATAATTAATTAATTATTTAATAAATATTTATTAAATAAATAAATAAATATTTAATAAATAATTAATTTTCTTTAAGAAACCATATTGCTTGCAATAATGAGTCAGCTAAGTCATCTTTTTTACTATGCGATTCAAAAAAATCAATATAGTTTGTATCAATATTTTTTTCAATAAGTATAGCTTTAGCAATTAATATACTTTGTTTTTTTCTCTCGCTATAACTTGTATTTTTTTCTATTAAATTTTTTAATTTATTAGATGCGGATACATACTTAATATTATAAAGTCCTTTCATTATAAAATATTGAGTTAACATTCCTTGAATACTATTCATTCTATTTGCAATGGGACCTATTTGATTTTCAATTAATATATAATCAATATTCATAAATAAATTAGTTGATTCATTTAAATTATCTAAATTAGTTTTTATTGATTTGCCTATTTCTATTAAATTAATAGTATTACAATTTAATTTTGGCAATGTTATTAAACCATTTTTTTCTATATATGTATCAATGGTTTTTATTAATGCACTTTTAGTTAATTCAGAATATTTAATATTGTATTGATTGCATAAATTAATTAATTCGTCTAATTTATGCGATTTATATTTAGGTATTGATTCTGGCAATAAATAATTTGAATTTTTAGCATGTATTTTACAAAATAATTTATCGTCTTTAAAAAAAAAAGCTGGTTTAATACATTGTTTTAGTGTTTTTTTTGTTAAAGTACTACAATTACAATATTTTTTATCTTCTGAAAGATTTATAATATTCCAATAAATAATTTTAAAATTTTTATATGCGTTAACATTTAAATCTATTGTTTCTATTGTTTCTATTGTTTCTATTAGACAAAATGCTAAGTTTTTAATACCAACATCAATACTTAATATTTTCATATATATATTTTTTAAAGTTTTATATCTATATATTATATAATATCTATATATTACTATGTCAACTATGTCAAGTAAGTCAGCTGAAATTAAAACATACCTTGAAAGTTTAACTGGTCCATTAGGAGAAATGATTGATAATTGTGATAAAATAATAGACAATATAAATAATACAAATATAGCGGAGTTTAATAATATTACAAGTACAATCCAGAAAAAAACAAACGAAAATGAAACTTATAAAGATAATGAAAAATCAAATACCGGCAAACTAATTAATGCGCTTTATCAGGCACCTAAGCAAAGCGTTAGAGGACTTTATAACTTAGGCAAAGGTCTTTTTGGAACAGTGGGGCTTGTAGCAGGGGCTACGACTGCTGGAGCGGCAGGACTAACGGCAGGAGTCCTTGGTGGAGTAGCGGGAGCCGCAAGGGGAGCAGTTGGTTATAATGATAGTGGAGTGTTTAAAGGTGCAACAACCGGCGCTAGCAGCGTATTTCCAAGTGGATACTTTACAAGGACTAAGCCTAAGCCGCCAGCAGCAAGTGTTGGTGGCGGTAAAAAAACAAAAAAACATAATAAACATAAAAAAACAGAAAAAAGACAAAAAAGGCAAAAAAGGCATAAAAAACAGAAAACTTACAAAAATTAAATAATATATAATCTATAATATATAATATATAATTATGTCTAAGGATAAACAACAAATACAACAAATACAAAAAATAAAAGATTTAGCAATCTATATTCTCGAATTAAAGTTCTCTCTAGAAAAATTAAAAGAAAGTATTGAATCGGTTAAATTGGGTAAATAC